CGAAGTAACACAATCAAGTGGTAAACAATCAGGCGAAGGACCTGCTGATTACACACACAAAATAGAGGTCAATAGTGATTATCCTGGTGCTCAATCAGTATCTAATAGACAATATGAAGAGAGAGAACAGGATAAAAAAAGGCAAATAAGAGTATTATCACCACAATATCTTGGTGCCTTTGAAGAAGAATTTAGTAATTTGATAAGAAGATAATGACATGGCTACACTTGAAAAGAATATATTAGACAGAGCTGGTAAATATAACTTATCAGAGTTATCAATAATTTCATACAGACAAGATAAAGAAGAAAGTAAACCAAAGTTTATAGATATCAAAGGTATTACCTTGACCATGTCTATTACAGAGGATATATTTTCTAATAATATAATGGGAAGTGTGACCGTATATGACTCACAAGACATAAGAACAATATTACCTATCACAGGTTTAGAAAGATTATCATTTAAATTCAATACACCAGGTTTACCTGGTTATGACATGTCAGAGCAAACTGGTGTGCCATTTCAAATATATAAAGTTGATAGTGTAAGAAAAGATGAACAAAATGATACAGGCCAATTTTATAAAATATATTTTTGTTCACCAGAGATGTATTATAACTCATTGGCATCCGTATCAAAGGCATATTCTGGACCAATAGAGAACGCAGTATTAGATATATTAAGACAAAAGAAATATTTAAATAGTAAAAAACCATTCTTCTTTGAAAACACGGCCACAAATGCCAAGTATGTTATACCAAGTTTAAAACCATATTCTGCCATAAATTATTTAAGTACACAATCATTATCAGGTAAATATAATAATGCAGGTTATTTGTTTTATGAAAACTCAAATGGTTTTCATTTTAGAAGTTTAGGGTCATTACTAGCATTAGGTGGTGCAAGGGCAAGACCAACTAGGTGGAATTATCAAACACAAATAACAAATGTAAAAGACACTAGTAAAAAAGACGAAGTAAAAGATATAGAACGAAGACTACAATCAATAATTAAATATGAGTTTAATAAACCAGTTGATACAATGGCTAATATAATGAGTGGAATGTATGCTAATAAACTAGTGGTGCATGACGCATTTAATAAGACAATTAAAACACATAATTTTAATTACAAAGACAATTACGAGAAAGAATTTCATACTGAAACAATAGGGTCAGCGGCCGATAGTAATAAAATGATTACACCTATAGCACAATTAAATGATACTGGCAAGAGTTTATTTGAATACGAAGATAGTAAGAAAATGGTGGTAACAGAAACAAGTAAAGTGCATAATGATTATGAGTTTACGCCTACAAATTTAACACTACCCAAGATTATATCTCAAATGTCGCAATATAAGAACATGAACTTGACCATATTGGCGCATGGGTACACAATGTTAAACGCAGGTGATATAATTAACTTTACCGAGGCAATACGACAACCAGGTGAAAAGAAGATAAACAACCCATATACGAGTGGCAGATATCTAATAATGGCCATTAAACATACAATATCAGTAGAAAGTAAATCGCATGAAATGGTCTTAAAATGCTTTAAAGATAGCGTTAGGACGCCATTACCGAGTGAGGAGGAGGGTCTCCTAGTAGGTATAGAAGACAATACCAACATTGATATATACAAAGAGGATGAAAGAATAGCTTAGAGAATTAAGAGAGTCCGGCGCCTCCAGAGGTGCTGGCCACCAATGAGATTATGAGAAAAAACAACAATAAGGGCATTGTAAGAACATTTACAACAGGCCATATAGAGGGGGATATGTTAGGACAAGTATATTTGTGGTTATCTGAGCGTACAAACAGACGCTATCCTCAGCGGCCACATAGAACTTACAAAAGAGTACGCAAACTTAATATATCCGAGAGATATATCAGAGCATGGTACAGAGCGGCCATAGAGTGGTCTCAAACGGCGCCTACGGCGTTGCTACGCAAGTTTCAGAATTTGCGTAAAGGAAAAAGAAATGGCAATTAAATGCGTATGGCTAGCGTATTAAAAGGCGAGCAATATCGGAAAAAATTTTATGTACGACAATAATTATCTAGGGAAAAATAACTTTGTTTGGTTCAACGGCGTAGTAGAAGACCGTAATGACCCACAAAAACTTGGCCGTTTACGAGTGCGTTGCGTGGGTATTCATACAGATAACAAAGATGATTTACCTACGGCCGATTTACCGTGGTCGCAGTTGATTCATCCTATTACATCATCTGGCATTTCTGGCCTTGGCCATTCTCCAGGTTTTATTGTTGAAGGCACATGGGTGTTTGGTTACTTTAGAGATGGTTACGCAATGCAAGAGCCAATGGTAATCGGAACTTTGCCAGGTAAACCTGTTGAGTTGGCGGAAACTTCTAAAGGTTTCTATGACCCTAACGGTGTTTATCCAAAATACAAGGACGAAGTGGACACCAACCGTCTGGCCACCAATGATAGTAATAATCCACACCTAGGTCTTGAATTACGCAAACTTACAAGGAAAACTGGTGTACCAACGGCCGACTTTGACGCAGTACCAGTAGAAGAACATATATCAACGGCCATTAGTGCAAGTGATAGTGATACATGGAATCAACCAACAATACCTTATGCGGCCGTTTATCCTTACAATCATGTATTTGAATCAGAAAGTGGCCATGTATTTGAAATAGATGACACAAAAGATAATGAAAGATTATTTACCAGCCACCGTACAGGAACATCACAAGAAATATCTCCTGATGGTACACAGGTAAATATAATTAAAGGCGACCATTATAACATAGTATCAGGCAAAAGGCAAGCCGTTATAGAAGGCAACGCCGATATTACCATAGGTGGCCGACATAAGATATACATTAACAAGGACGGCCAAACAAATAACCATTACGATATACAAGTAGGACCAAATGCGTCTGTTAACATACAAGTTGACAAAGGCGATATGAATGTGGTATTAAAAGATGGTAAACTAAACACCAATGTGGCCGGCGATTACAATATGAAGATTGGTGGTAATATGAATTTAGATGTAAGAGGCAATAAGACAGAAACCGTAAGTGGTTCTAAAACATCTAACACAACTGGCAATGTAATTCATAGAGGCGCTAGAATAGACTTAAATCCGTAAAACCACCAGAGAAAACGCCATTTATAAACTGGCCAAAAAATTTAAACTATAAATGCAATAACAATCATTAGCCATATTCTGATAGCGCTTTTTTATCTACTTATCTGGCAATTTTTCCTTGGATATTTTTTTGTCTGGAAAGTTCGTCAGCCACCTTATCATCATACTTTACAATTAAATTAGATATTCTTTGAAAAGGGTAGTTTTTACTTACAAGTTCGTTTCTATATTCTTTTAGTTCTTTTAATAATTCTTCTATTAACATAATATTATATTATCATATAGGTTGTATATTGGCAAGGCTCAAGGACTCTTCTTTTATACATAGTCATGTTGAAACTTCAGGAAACCAGCTCCACCTAGGAAACCACAAATCTAAATAATACAATGGACTTACAAGATGAGAGGCCTCCCGCCAGTAAGGGCAGGCAAATCAGAAATATTGTAATTGTATTCTTTCTCTTTTACTTTGTTACCTATTGTACGGTAATGAAGATAAATGGTTAGCGTCGGACTCGGATTCTTTTAGCAACTCAAAGTTTAAACATAATGTAAGTAACTGCCGATTATATACTTTGGTGTTTCTAATGGTTTATGTCCTGTGTGTAGGTATGTCCATGTTGGCGGAAACATTAATAGTCTACCTGCCTTTGGTTGTACAACCGTATCATATTCACTAAAAGATGTCTGACCACCAAAGTTATCATTTAGATATAGAAAGAATACTAAAAATCTTCTAGCACTTGCATAATCGCCTACATCAACATGTTCTTTAAATTCATCTTTATCATTTGGTAAATATCTTTTAAATCTTATTTCTTCAAAACCAAATCTATCAGGCCATTGTTTTTCTTTTATATCACAATCTTCTCTATACTTGTTTACATATGGTCTTAATGTGGTATATAAACCATCTACCATATTTTTCCAATCTATATGTTGGTTTATATTAATCTCTGTAAAATGTCTATGATTTTCTAAATCTGTGGATACTTGTTGGTCTTTATTTAATTCAAACTTATCAATAAGTGTTTTACAATGTTCTTCAGGTAAAACATTATCATATACTTTTATATACTTCTTCATATTATATCAAATGTTCCTAATATCATACATACTAATACATAGCCTAGATAACCTAAAAAGAGATAACCTACTATTCTTTCAGGCCAACTAAACATACTTTTTTTCATATTATTATATTACCACATATTTATATAATTGTCAATGGCCTACTAAATAGTGGTATGCCATATTACAGAGAACACCCCCTAAACATAGACATTGACAGATTAGGCAAATGTTACTTTGATGTCAAAAGTAAATTAGATTTTAAATCAGACGATAAAAGTTTAATTGACTTTAATGCCATATGTGTCAATAGAATACCAAATGACGAAAATTCTGTAACAGGTGGTAATGTCCGTGGTTTATACTGGACTATGCCTGATACAACCAATCACGAAGAACAACGATTAAAACCTGTAAGAGAATCTTTATATACTGAAATATGTCCTGAATTTAAAGATACATATGTTGAAGAAGTATATAATATAATTAACAAAAGATTTAAAGTTGGTCGTGTTAGGTTTTTAATGAAACCACCAAGAACATGTTTAAGTTGGCATAGGGATCCTGAAATGCGACTACATATTCCTATAATTACAAACAAAGGTAATATTATGGTTATTGGTAGTGAGGCGTTTCATATGCCGGCAAATGGCAATGGCTACTTAACAGACAATAGACAATACCATAATTTTTTTAATGGTAGTGAAATAGAAAGAGTGCATTTAGTAGCAACCGTTTTAAGTTCAGATTTAGACGAAATGCATTTAGATGAACATTGGCGTGATGAGGTAAAGTATGATTAAATTATCAGATAATGCATTATTAAGATTAAGAGAGTTAAAACAAAAACATAATAAAAAATATGTAAGACTTTCTGTTAAAGGTGGTGGCTGTGCAGGTTTTAATTATGATTGGTCTTTTTCAGATGATGAACAAAGAGAAGATGTAATTGTAGATGATATATTATTAGTAGATAGAATAAACGAATTGTATCTAACAGGTATGGAGTTAGATTATACTTATGATGATTTTGAATCTGCTTTTGTATTTAATAATCCACAGGCAAAATCATCATGTGGTTGTGGTACTAGTTTTTCTGTCTAACGATAGTAAATAGCAAAAGTATCAGCACCATTCATATGACAAAATGATTGAGGTCTAATATAATGCATTTGTAATCCAGTTTTGTATTGAGTCTTCATACCAGACTTACCTCTGTATCTGTATCTAATCTTCTTTGCATTTTTTTGACCAGATACTTCTTTAAAGTAAGGCAAATATTTAATTTGTATTCCAGAAGCAATACAAGCTTGATTGTAATTTGTCGGTGTTAAATGTTTTATTATAAGAGGGTTAACAACTCTCTCAAATATTTTTCTTTGTCTAGTTTTCATAGTGTCTCCTTATTTTAAATATAATGGACCAGTCCATTGTATTGGGTAATTACCAGTAAGTACATTACCTCTTGGTGAGTTTAAAGCAGGTGCATTGTAACCAGCGGCTTTCAATATATCACCTTTTTTAAAATGTTTAAAGTCTTCTTTTGCGATAAAACAAAAAACACCAGTATCTTGTACAATCTTAATGTACTTTTTACCAGGCATAACTTTTGTTTTACTATCCCAAAGTTCAACTTGTTCTTTAGAATAACCAGTAAGTTCTTTTCTACCATTAGAGGTAGACATTCTTTCATAGTCTGATTTTGCACCAGCCATTAGGTTTTTAATTCCTTCGTCTAGTGTCTTTGCTGTTTTTTCTACTTTTATCATAGTGTTATTGTCCTTTGTTAGTAGTTAATATAGTCATTATACCTGAAATTATTGTAATTGTCAAGCAAATAAAAAACATTGTCCAGTTTTCTTGACCTAAACAATGTCCTCCACAATCCTCAATTGAACCAACAGCAAAAATAGCTGCTAGAATAGTCGTAATACTAAAAAAAGTATTCATAGTGTTTCCTTTCGTAATCATTGGTATACTATACCACGAATAAATATAGAAAGCAAGCAAAAAATGTTAAAAAAAGC